GGGGTAGCCTACCCCAGGCATCAAAAATCCCTTAGAATCGATCTGACGAGCTTGTGTGGTGTGCCATGGTGTGTGTGGGCGCAGCGAGGCGACCCGGCGACCACCCCCCCCCCACCTGTACCCACCGGCGCTTCCGGACACCTTTAGGGAATTTTAGGGGTATTGTGTGAATGTTTTGCCACATTACACCTTTTTTTTCGAAAAAAGAGTCATCTGGACACTTTCTTCTTGACATTTTGTATCACAATGTGAGACAATAGAAAAATGGTAAGGTGCATTGCAAGTACGGGGAGCGGTATTCAGTGTATGAATGATGCACGGCCAGGTGGGAAGCTGTGTGGGACTCATGGTCCTGCTGAGACAGTCAAAGCCGAGCCAAGCCTTATCGCGCCTACCCTTGGTTCCTATGACAACATCGTCATATACTTGGAGAACCTAGCCAACCTAGGAGCCCTGCTGAAGGTCGAGAGTAAGATGCTGACGGCACTTACGGCCATCGCAAAGGAAGCCCGGTTGACTTTGGTTGCCAAAGCGGATTCCCCCAAGGGCGAGAAGTCTGACTCTCACGCCGCGCTTACTGACGAGGAGCTTGAGCTGGAGATTCAGAAGAGTGCGGACAACGTTCGTAAAATCCGCGCCACCTCCCCGTAGTACTTGTCTTCTTATGGCAGGGGTAGCTTAGCGGTAAAGCGCATGGCTGTGGCCCGTGTATTCGAGGGTTCAAGTCCCTCCCCTTGCCCCATCATCAACTAAAGAGAATCATGAGCAATCCAAAGAACGTACTGAAGCGACTGGCGAATATCGAGCGTATTGCAGAGTATTCTCGCGGCATTGCCAGCGAGGAGCTAGAGTCCCTTTCCGTGGAGCTGTCCACCCGCTGCCCCGATGTCTTTGACGAGATGTACGGTGATATCGAAGATTTGCTTCGGCGTATCGCTGCTATGCCTAGGGCGATGTCTCAGGAGGCGGCCTGGTGAGTGACAGCCCTCCATTTGACATTAGACCCTTCAATCCCGACAAGACAACAGAGCGCAACCTAATCCTCTCCTCCTGGATGTCTAGCATACGCCGCCTTCACCCCTGGGGTACCCACGGGCCTGAAGAGTTTGCGAAAAGCGCTCACAGACCGGTTGAGGAGCTTCTGGATGCAGAACCTACCAACGTCCTTATTGCCTGTAATCCAAAGGATCGAGAGCATATCTTTGGCTACTGTGTATCAGACGGTTCCGCTGACTTCTTTGTTCTGCACATGGTTTATGTAACCAAGCACTGGCGAGGGTATGGCATAGCTACCCGGCTGGTCTTTTCGGCATTCCCAGAGCTAGGGAAGTTGCCTTTTGTCTACACGACACACACCCCTGTGGCCGGTAGGCTGAAGGATAGATTCGATGGCCGACACAACATGTTCCTGCTCCACCCATTCTACAGACTCCCAGAGTATCGCTAGGCTTCACCTGAAGCATGGTGTAGGGCATGGTCTGATAGTATGTAAGCCCGGAGAAGGATTGGTGAAAAGCATCACCGCCTACAAGGGGCACATAGAGATAGTCACGGAGCTGGAGACCATAAACACCACCTGGCACAACGTTGTCGAGTGGGTCGCAGCACCTAAACCTCCCGCAAAGAAGAAGACAGATTCAGCCCCTAAGCAACGAAGAACTAAGGTTCGCAAGGCTAAGAGCAGAAAGGCTAAAGCGTAGTTCAGTCGCCAAGGGCCTCCTTGGAAGCCTGTTCCCGGCCCAGCGTAGGGCTGCAGAAGACAAGTCCAAGCGGAAGCTCTATTGTACTACCAGGCGAGCAGGGAAGACTACGGGATTCCTTAGTGAATGCCTGGACTTAGGACTAAAGGAGCCTGGCACTAGATATTGCTATACGGCGCTCACGAGGCCTAGTGCTGAGGATATCGCCTGGCCGATCTTACACGAGCTTGATCACCGCCACGGGTTAAACCTCAGGTTTCAAGAGGCAAAGCTCAGGGCTACGCTACCCAATGGTAGTTCCATCAAGCTCTACGGTGCTGATAGACCTGGCTGGATGTATCGCCTTTATGGGCAGAAGCTGCGGAAGGTCGGCATCGACGAAGCGGCGTTCTTTGGCATTGATATCGGGGAGTTGATTGACGACATCCTTGAGCCATGTGTGACAGACCTCGAAGGTGACATCACGCTACTAAGCATCCCTGGGCTGGTGCCAAGGGGTTACTTTTACGACGCTTTCTCAGGAGAGGAGCCAGGGTGGAGCAAGCACGAGTGGTCAGCCCTGGACAACCCATACGTCTCCCAGCAGTTTCAGGAGGCCATGGATCGCAAGATAGCCACCAAGCCGGGGGTAGAGAACACCCCAAGCTTCAAGAGGAACTACAGGGGCTTGTGGGTCCTCGACACGAGCAGCATGGCCTACAGTTACCAGGTCAAGTGCAATGTTGAGTCTTACGAACCGATGCCGGGAGACCACTACGTACTTGGGATTGATACAGGATGGCATGATGCTTCTGCATTCTCTCTTTGCGTATGGAACGAAGACCGTCCGGAGTTTATCGAACTTGAATCAAAGAAACGGCCAGAGATGCTGATATCCGAAGTGGCCGATTCCATTAAAGAATACATGGCGGAGTATCCTGGCATTGAGATAGTTGGTGATGCCAGTAAGCGGCAGGTTTTTGAGGAATTGAGGCAGCGCTATGGCGTTCCAATTCACACTGCAGAAAAGACAGACAAGCTTGAGTGGATTAGCATGGTCAATGCTGACTTCCACTCTGGGCAGAACAAGATACTCGTCAAAGGTAAGACGACTCCTCACATCCTGGAGATGGACACCCTGGGTGTCAAGGAGCTTCCGTCTGGCAAGAAAATTGAGCAGCCTGGGCAGCCAAATGACTGTTGTGACGCATACTTATACGCGTACAGGCAATCTTATCACTACAGATATCGGCCGCCAGAGCCAGAGATAAAATACGGAAGCCCAGAGTACTGGGCACGCTACGAGGACAGAGTCGTCGACACCCTGCAGGACAGGTTTGGCGAATCAGATACTCCTTGGTGGGATAACTAGATGATTGCAAATACCCGTTGGTGGAACCTCCCCAAAGACAAGATCTACGAGGGAGCTTTCGCGTTCCTTGACAAGCTTAAGGACTCACAGACTGAGGTAGACACACGTAATCGCAAGTACTTGTCACTGTACACCGCCCGTGACATCCAGGGCTTAGAGCCTGGCGATGTTGTGACACGCCTTCGTAGCCTGGTGGCTGAGGCAGGACTATCGCTGAACCTTACCCGTTCTGCTATCCAAACCCTGCACGCTCGCATATGCCCCCACAGGCCACGGCCGGTATTCTTGACCTCTGGTGGGGATTGGGAGACCAAAGAAAAGGCAAAGAAACTCGGCAAGTACGTGGAGGGACGCTTCAATGAGATGGACATCTACACGCGTGGCGCAAAAATCATGCTGGACTGCTTCATTTTCGGCACAGGCGTCTTTAAGTGGTTTGAGGAAGACGACCAGATCACGGGGGAGCGAGTATTCCCCGGTGAGATCTGGGTCGACGAACAAACAGCACTTACAGCAGAGCCTCGCACGCTTGTTCAGCGCAAGTACGTAGATGTACACGTTCTTACGGCGATGTACCCGAAATATGGCTTTGAAATCAAGAATGCTTCGCAGAATGCGACGTATATCTCGAATGAGGCCAAATATGACCCTGAACAGGTCGAAGTCGTTGAAATATGGCACCTTCCGTCTGGCAAGGACGCTAAAGACGGCAAACATGCGATTTGCATCAATAGCGCGACCCTTTTCTGCGAAGAATACACCAGGGAGTGGTTCCCCTTCTCCTTTGTTCGATATTCTGAACAGCCTTTGGGCTTCTTTGGCCAAGGCCTTACTGAAGACCTCGAAGGAATCCAGATAGAAGTCAACAAGTTGGTGCAGCGCATCCAAGAGTCCATGCACCTCTTCAGCAACACCATAGTGTTCACCCCCAAGGGTGCCAACCTCAAGAAGGGGCACTACAAGAACATCAATGGTCTTATCCTGGAATACGAAGGACAGGTTCCGCCCAAGGTAGAGATGCCTGGCAGCGTATCCAGCGAGGTCTTCACGCACCTTCAGTGGCTCTATGCCAAAGGCTATGAAATCAGTGGCATTTCACAGTTGAGTGCGGCATCCAAGAAGCCAAGCGGTGTTGAGTCTGGCGTAGCCCTGAGAACCCTTCTGGACGTAGAAACCCAGAGATTCTCAATGACTTCCCGCAGTTGGGAGAACTTCTTCCTTGATGCCACCAAGAAGCTTCTGGAGATGTCAGCAGACCTCTACGAAGACCGTGACCATAAGGTCAAGTGGGATGCTGGGACCTTCATCGAGGAAATCGACTGGAGCGAGGTGAACATGGACAAGGATCAGTATGTCCTCAAGGTGTTCCCAACGTCCATGCTCCCAGCAGAACCCGCAGGTCGTCTGGCTCACATTGAGCAGCTCATTCAGGCAGGCCTTATCAATGACCCCAACGAAGCTCGCGCTTTGCTTGATTACCCTGATTTGGAACGCTACGAGTCTTTCGAGCAAGCATCAAAAGACGCCATTGAGCAAGCTATCAGCACCATGCTGATCAAGGGTAAGTACGTAGAACCACGCGAATTCGAGAACCTCTCTATGGGCATCAAGAAGATGTCTCAGGCATGGACCAGGGCAAGGGCTGATGGAGCCCCGTCAGGTCGCCTAGACCTTCTTGAGCAGTGGATGATGGACGCTGACGCCATCCTGAATCCTCCGCCACCCCCAGCCCCCCCAGAACCTTTGGGAGGCCAGGGCGGACCCATGGAGACACCCCCACAACCTCTAGGACCAGAAGGAGCGGCGCTATTGGCTCCCGGTGGTCCGCCTGAGTTACCACCAGGTGGCGAGATGATGCCACCGCCCATGCCGGGACCACCCGTACCAGGCCCGGTAGGATTGTAGAAGGAAGTCTATGTCTCTAGGAACAGTTCCAACGCCAGAACAAGCAGTCGCAACCCCAGAACCAGGAAGTGAAGTAGAAGTACAAGAAGTCTTTGGTATCTTTGATGAAGACCCGCCAGCACCAGAAGCTCAGCCAGAGCCAGCAGCGACACCAGAGCCAGCAGCAGACCGATGGGAGAAATTGTCGGCTGTAGAGGGAGACCTAAGAAAAGCCAACGCCAAGGCCAAAGAGTACGAGGCAGCAGCCAAAGAACTGCAAGAGCTTCGAGAAGCCGCTGAGTCGTCCCCAGAGGACTTTTTCAAGCGCATGTCACTTGACCCCTGGGAGGTAGCATCCAGGGCCTTAGACATCGACTCAGGCGATACTGCAGGCCAGCCAGAGGCCAGCCCATTAACTCCAGAGGTAACACAGCTGAAGGAGGAGATGGCAGCTCTCAAGGCAGAACTACAGGCTTCCAAAAACGAGTCCATCCTGGCCGCAGAATCCACCAGGGTGAAGGACTTCGTATCAGGAAGTGAAGAAGCTGAAGTACTGAAGGCCGTCGGGCTAGATAGCGTTGTCCCGCAGATGCTGGAGATGCAGCGAGCCCATTTTGAAGAAACAAGAGAATTCCTGCCGTTAGGTGAACTGACCGCAAAGACTACAGAAATCTACCACGAGCAGTTTGACAAAATAATGGAAGTAGCATCGCAGCTAAGTCGCTACAAAGGGCGTTTCGCGCAAGGACAAGAGCCCGCTGCAGTGCCTGAAGAAAAGCCGGTCGTCGCAAGTAAGACCGCAAGTCCAACCCTAACCAACAAGCTCCAGCAAGACAGCTCCACGGGAGTACCCGTCGAGATGACGATGGAGGAAGAAGAAGCAGCCTTCCTCAAGTCAATGTCAGAAGATGGCTGGAAAGAGTAAAGACATAAATACGCTATCAAAATGTCACGTAAACACTTCATATTCTAGGAGAATATCGTGGCAACTCTAAATACGACCACCTATGCTTATGCGCTGAAGCGCCTTTATAACCAAAAAAGAATCTTTAACCTGGCTTACAAATCTAACCCGTTTTTGGCCATGGTCCCCAAGTCTACCAACTTCGTTGGTGCAGCTAAAGCAGTTGCAACGCTCTATGGTAACGCTCCCGGTATCAGTGCTGGCTTCGCGTCTGCTCAGGGCAATGTTGCAGCCTCTGCCGGTGAGCAGTTCCTCGTAACCCGTGTAAAGCATTACGGTTTGGCGAGTATCGACACCGAAACGATCCTGGCATCCAAAGGCAGCGAGGGTGCTCTCTTGAGCGCTACCAAGCGCGAGATGGACTCCGTAATCGCTGGTATGGGTAACGACCTTGGTAAGGCCATCTATGGTGATGGCTCTGGTTCTATCGGTACCTTGAACGGTAATCCATCGTCTAACGTGTATACCTTGGCTTCTGCTGGGGACATCACTAACTTCGAAGTCGGCATGAGTGTCATCTTTGCGGACTCCATCACGTCGGCAGCTCGCGACAGTGGTACTGCGGCAACCATCTCAGCCCTTGACCGTGACGCTGGGACATTCACCTGTGGCTCTACTCCCACGGGTACTGTTGATGGTGACCTTGTCTTCCGTGAGGGTGACTACACTGCAGCTGGTAGCTCCACGCTAAAGATCTCTGGTCTTGCCAAGTGGATTGCTAGCCCTGCTGAAGTAACTGCGGGTGTTGGGGCTCTCTTTGGAGTTACTCGAACCAGTGACGTTACGCGCCTAGCCGGTATCCGTGTAGACGGAACCAGCTTGAACCTTGAAGAGGCCTTGAAAGCTGCTTGTGCTCGCGCAAGTAGAGAAGGGGCTACCCCGGACTATGCGTTCATGAGCTTCGAACAGTTCAACGCGCTTACGAACCTTTTGGGTTCTAAGGTCCAATACAGTGACCATAAGGTCGGTGAAATTGGATTCCAGGGCGTTAAGGTCATCAGTCCTAGTGGCGTGCTGACTTGCATCCCAGATCGTAACTGTCCCAACGACATCGTGTACGTCGTCCAGATGAATACGTGGGAATTGGCGAGTCTTGGACCTGCTCCACAGATTCTCGACCTCGACGGTGACAAGTGGTCTCGTGAGGGTTCTGCAGATGCTTGGGAAGTTCGCTTCGCAATGTTCGGTAATCTTTGCTGCGGTGCACCTGGCTACAACGTCCGTTTGGCCGTTAACGCTGTCTAATCAAACCTAAACCGATGGTCCCCTTAGGAATGGCCTAGGGGGACCTTTTACCTGGGAGATACCCCATGGCATCACATTCTTTCAAGCAAGGCATCTTTCATGCCCAGCCGGGGACGTACTCTCCGGTAAAATGCTTCCTCAAATTCACTGCTGCGGACATCTCGGCCGGTGTCGCTACAATCAACAAGGGAAGCGAACTGGTGGCAAGTGTGGACGGCACTGCCGCCACTGGCATCATTGTCATTACCATGCACCAGCCTTACAAAGGCCTGCTTGGCTTCAATGCCACTATGGTGAATAGTGATGGACTCTATTATGAGCCAGAACTTGCTGCCGAATCGCTTGCAGATTCAACCCCAACAGTAACCGTTCACACTCGCACCGTCGCAGGTCCTGCTGATCTGGCAGATATCCCTGATGGCGCTGTGGTGTTCATCGAACTCACTTTGGAGAACTAATTATGTCCCAAGGTCCTCTATATCAAGACATCATTCGCCATGGTCAGGCTACGGAATGGCCGGTCGTCAAGATCTTTGGCGTGCTTACAGCAGATGCTGATGTCTCTGCCAACGACTTTGTAGTCACCCATGGTAGTAATCGAATCGCTACGGCGGTTCATGCGTCCACCGGAGTCTACACTGTAACCCTTTCAGAAACATACTCAGCCCTCCTTGGGATGTCTGTCGATGTCGTAAACGATGGAACCTTTAGCATTGAGTGTACAGCCCACGACGTAGCTTCGGCTAAGACGCTGACACTGAAGTCGTACACGAGGGCTACAGATGCTGCGGCTCAGGCCTTGGTTGACCTTGATGGTGAAGTTGTATTTCTCGAACTTACCCTACTTCAAGATAGTGCGGAGTAACTAACATGACTCAAAAGCCAGGGCCGATGGCCCTATTTATCGCGGGCCTGTCCAAGGCCAAAGGCTCCCCAGCGGATAAGCCCTCCCCGAGCGGTGCTAAAAACGGGGTTGATTCGGCCCTGGCTGATGAGCTTTTTGCTGATGTAATCAACGACAAGAAAGACTCCAAAGAGAGAGCCAGGGCGCTACGGGCATTCATCAAAGCCACAATGAAGGATTAACATGGCCAGAACTGCCACACGCCTAGAGATGCTTACGCAGGTGCGAGATCGAACGGAAGTACGTGACGTCTACATCAGCGACAGCAGCCTAAATACAATGATCAACCAGAGCATTGCTGAACTCTACAACATGATTCAGGATGCCGACCCAGACTACTACCTGTCCAGCGCGACTGAGACCGTGGTAGCTGGCACAGACACCTATCCATTGGCCTCGTTTTCCACAGACGCCAGTGACTTGCTGAAGCTTCGTGGGGTAGACTACGTCGAGTCTGCGACGGTCTCAGTACCCCTTGGCAAGTATAACTTTGCAGAGCGCCATCGTCGCTATGACTTTGCTACAGCATCCAACTTCCCTACAGATGCTACTGCATCGAAGTACCGTCTACTGGGGAGCAACATAGTAATCTCTCCCGTCCCTGTGTGGGGTGGGACAATTAAGATATGGTACATCCCTGCCGCAGCTACCTTGGATGAAGACACTGACACCTTTGACGGTATCGCAGGCTGGGAGGAGTGGGTAGTCCTCGACTGCTGCATCAAATGCCTCGCCAAAGAGGAAAGCGATGCCAGCCAGTTCCTTGACCAGAAGCTAAGGTTCGAGAAGCGATTCCAGGCTCTAGCGGAAGACAGGGACATTGGAGAACCGGACACCGTCAGGGATACCCTTAAGGAAGCCTTGGCATACGATGGTGTCTATTAGTGGGCAGTGAGAATAGCATACAGCTACGAAGGTCTACCTTCCAGTCCCCTGAGGTGGACCAGCTGCAGACCAGTGTCCAGATTGCTCTGGATCAAATACCGCAGTCTTTTGATGCGCAGTTTGAGATTGCCCTCAACCTGGCTTTGTCTACCAACGCTACACTCCTACTTGCCCTGGGAGGACTCCCGCCCCTAGGTGCCGTCATCGCAATAGACCGCGCAGACGAGGACCGCTACACACACCCAGCATTCTACGACTACTGGTGGCCCTGTGATGGCTCTACGGTAACCTGGACTGACTCGCCGTACTATGGGCAGACCGTTACGGCCAAGGGGTACGACCTCAATGATGGCTTGTATCACCTTGAGGGTGTCGGGAGTGACGCTAGCAACGGCGACGTTCTCGCTAGCCAGAACAAGAGCCATGATCACAACCTGACTGACGGTGGCCACAGTCATACTATGAACTCGCATGGTCATGGCGACACGTTTACGGCTGGCAGCTCCTCGACAGACCCTGGCGGATCTGTCTCTGGCTCTACATCTAACCACTCAGGTCACTCTCATAGCGTGACGGGGTATGCAACGGCTGACAATGAGTCGTCACACACTCACGGCTCCAGCGGGTTGTCTGCTGCCAACGAGAGTTCGCACAATCACTCTTACACTAGGCCCAGTGGCTCTGTAGCGGCCGGAGAGGGCGGAAGCACTGCTGTATCCACCACCACTGGTGGGACGACTGGACCTGGGTCCGCTCACGGGCACTCCATAACGGGATCGACGGACGCCGGGTCTGCTCACGGGCATAGCATTACGGGCGGGACAGCAACGTCAGGCTCACATAATCATACGTGGAGCGGGTCAGTGACAGGCGGCTCTCATGCGCACACCATCACTGTGTACGGATCTGTCTCCAGCGCGACATCTACAATGCAATCAGCTACCACCGGCATCACCATCGATAGCAACGGCGGCACCGATGCTCGCCCAAAGTCCTATCTCATCACCTGGTACAAGAGGGTTCGATAATATGGCTTTACAAGAAAAGCTCGTCCCAGTCGTCTTTAACGCTGGCGTGGATACCGGAAAGGACCCCAAGCAGGTGGACCAAGGGTTACACCAGCTAGAGAATGGCATTTGGGACAAGGAAGGCTCTATCAGCAAACGTGTAGGGCTCGCTGCTTTTAGTGGCACCAAAAGTCACGAACGCATCACTAGGCTTGCAGACAAGGCTGTGGTCTATGGTAGCCCTGGAGTGTCCATTCACAACGGGGCGACGGCAACTGCGGGGAACTTTACAGATGTAAACGGAGGCACGCTTGATGGTCGACTGTATCACATGGACTGTGTTGCAGAGCGCTCATACGGAGATGGTTCACTGATAGTCAATGCTGAGACACTTGAGACCTCTACGTTGAAAGTTGTCTCCTTCTGTCGGCGCAATGGCACCAACTACGAACTCTGGCTAAACGTGTACAGCTTGGCAACAGGCGGACTGGTTGATTCTCTTGAGCTTACTCCAGCGAGCACGACGCTCCTTAGCGACACCAGGCGAAGTGTGAGGCTGGTTGAGGAGGATGGTGACATCTATGCCTTCTACATCCGTCAGGCGACAGAGGGATCCCCAGACACATGGCAGCTCTACTCTGTAAACGTCAGCTCTGGCGGCGTGATACAAACGCCACAGATTGTTGAGACGGGCTTAGCTGCTGCAGACCAGCCAGGGTATTATGGGTACCAGGCAGACGGCGACCTGGCCATGGATGCTGCCGTAGTTGGTACGGCGACTATAGTAGCTTATGCAAACACTGTAGGGGATGTCAGGGTAGTTGCAACTTCTGATGGAACCGTCATGGGCACTCGATTTGCAACGTTCAGCAATTCTGGTGGTGGCTCAGCCGCATGTATGAAAGTGGCGGCGTTTGAGCACAACGGCGATGTGGTTGTTGCAGTTGCCGATGATGACTTAAGCAGTGGTGACTACCTCGTGCGCGCTACAGTGTACCAGGTGGACCCATCGGCAACACCAACGGTTGCAGCAACAGACATCATGGGATGGGGCAATGCCACGATAGACAATGGGGCAGACGCCATCGCTGGGGTGTCCATAGACTCTACCCGGTTTAGCATTTACGCAACTAGACGGTCCAGCGATGACTCAACAGAGACGTGGCTTCCCACTGACATCATTCACAATAAGTGCCAGGTTTCTGGAGCATCTCTAGTCTTGGCCAACGCCTCAACAACCTTTGACCGTATTACCAACTTCCAGCCTGAACAGGTGTTTCGTGGCGTTGCTCTCGTCTCACGGCCCGTAAAGGACTCCAACGATGAAATTTACATGGTTGTTGCCAGGCCTGAGAAACATGCTGAGCGGGACACCGTTGAGCCAACTACGCTGGTTATCGCCAGACACGTCCACGACTCTACTGACGAGGAACTGAGGATTGCTGGTAAATGCCTGGCTGGTACGGCACATCACAATTACCAGACCTCAGGGTTCCTTAGTGACATGGTCACAACGTCTACAGGGTTCATGACCTCAGGGCTATACATCCCCCCGGCAGGTTCTGACATTGTTGACGGAGTTGACGCGACAACCGTATGCACCCTAAGGATTGTCACTGACCACTCACTGATGGATGCTGTTGAGGAGCAGGGCGCGATTACCATGGCAAACAGTTGCCCCTGGAGCGTGACCAACGGGACCATAGTTGAGTCTGGATTCCTCTCAGTTCCTCGCTTGCTAATTACTACAGAAGACGGTGCCCAGGCTCCCATACTCCCCCAGGGGAGCTATGGATTCATTGCAGAGTATTCTTGGTCAGACGAGAGCGGTAGGCAGTACGCGAGTGCACCAAGTCTTGTGACTCAGTTTATCCCAGGTTCTACAGCCGGGACTGGCCTCGGGACCATTAAGGTGTCATGCCTCCACCTCACCTCGAAGCTTCCAGTGAACGGCGCTGGTCAGGTGTACATCAACCTCTACAGGACCTCAGCCCTGGGCACGACATACTACCTAGTGGAGAGCAAGCCCAACGACCCTGACGAGCCAATGGTCACCTTTACGGCAGATCACGACAACTCCAGCGGAATGCAGATTCTCGATGCAGACCTTGCGTACAAGAGGACAATTCTGGCCTCGGGTCAGGACAGCTCGTTAGTCAACGACCAGCCCCACCCCTACAGGATTCACACGGTACATCAGGACCGTCACGTATACGTCCACAGGGACTACGAGGACACCTACCTATTCTACAGTCACCAGTTCAAACCAGGGATTGCAACAGAATACAGTAACGCCCTGTCTATCACTGTTCCACCCGAAGGCGGCGCTGTCGTAGCGCTAATATCCTTCATGGATAAGTTGTTCATATTCAAGGAGCGAAGCGTCTATGCAGTGCACGGCCACGGTCTTGGAGGGAACGGTCTTGGGACTGGCTACAGTCAACCATACCTTGTGACAGACTCTGTAGGGCTTAGCGTTGCTAGGTCGCTCGTCAGGACTCCCCTAGGCCTCATGTTCATGGCGGAGCGTGGCATCCTGATAATCGATGGTTCGATGAAGGTGTCCCCGGTAGGTCGTCGAGTGGAGTATCACACGGGACAAATCACCATCAGTAGTGCACAAGTGATACCCCGGGAGAACCTCGTGGTATTTACCGCTTCAAGCGCTTCAGGCGACCTGTCGCTCGTTTATGACTACGTCAATGACCAATGGTCTACCTTCACGAACTATGACTGCCTGGACTCTGTAGAGGCCAAGGGAGTGCTGTACCAGAAGAAGGCGTCTGCTGTCTGGGTTGAGGATACTTCGACGTACCTGGACCCCACGAGCGCCCAGGTGCCGCTAAAGCTCACTACCGGTTGGTTCAGCTTCGCAGGGCTCTCTGGTTACAAACGAGTTAAAGAGGCAGTCGTGCTAGCCCAGTACCTTACGGCGCACCAGCTGAGAGTGAAGACTTCCTACGATTACGACCCAGTATGGGTTGACGACCAAACATTTGATCCAGAGCTATCCACGACTCTCAACAGCAAGTACGTGGATTATGCCTCACACTTTGGTTCTGCCAAAGACAGCACCCACAGCGACAAGAGTTACCTCGTAGAGGTATCAGGCTCTCGCCAGAAGTGTGCTTCAGTTCGCTATGAAATAACAGATCAAGACCCAGTCGCTGGAGGCACCAGTGGACAGGCCATACGGCTAAATGGGTTGGCCTTGCAAATAGGCTTCAAGACCGGGGCAAAGCGCCTTGGCAATGCCAGGAGCATATAATGAGTGGTGGAGCAATCGCAGGTGCTGTAGTAGGTGGCGCAAGCGCTCTAGGCGGTCTTGGAGGCCAGATTTGGAACATGACCAGGGACTCCCCAAAGCCTAACTACGGTGGGGCTGGAGATCTCTACGGTGGTATGGGTGGGCAGTATACTGGGGGAGACTATGGTGGTGGGTACAACGAGGCTGAAGCTGCAAAGCAGCGGGCCTACCTTGAAGCCATGCCAGCAGGTGAAGGCAATACCATGGCTCGCTCCTATCTTGAGGAGTTTGAGCGCAGGAAGGGCCGCGACACTACGGGAGCCCCTTTGTGGGCACAGCAGCGCCAGCAGATGCTTGACCAGATGCAGGCGCGTGAAGAGTACTCCCAGCAGGCAAGAGCCCAGGCTGCAGATGCACGTTCACAGTTCTACCAAGGCCTTGACCCGTTGCGCGAGAGAGCTGCAGGGCAGAATCTGGTAAGCGATGCCGTCATGCGACAGCAACAGAACCAGCTGATGGCCAACCAGCAGTCTATGCTCGCTTCCCAGCGTGGTGGGTACAACCCTGGAGCGTTTCGACAGGCGCAGATGCAGACAGCAGGCCAGGGCCAGCAGATGGCGGGCCAGCTAGCGGCAATGAAGGCTCAAGAGCAGGCTCAAGCACAACAGGCGCTTATGGCAGGGCTCCAGCAGGGTCGCCAGGGTGACCTCCAGCAGCTCCAAAGCGAATTCGCAGGTGAGCAGGGGATGAATGCGTTCACTCAAGGAATGATGGGCCTTGGCAATCAGGCTCTTGGGCTTGGTCTTCAGGACAAGGATGCGATTGCCAAGAACATGCTTGGTCAGCAGCAGATCAATGCAGAACTGCAGAAGGCACAGATGGAGGCGGAGGCGAAGAAATCCAAGGGCATTGGCGACTTCTTCGGTGGTCTGTTCAAGGGCGGCTTGAGCATGTTTGGTTCTGCCTTGGGAGGCCTTGGTAGTAGCAAGAGCAAGGGTTCTCTAGATGGCGACGGCAACCCGTACTAGGAGGCTGCGATGGCTACTGAAGAAGAAAAGAAGAAACGTCGACTGCTCCTGAAGAAGAAGCGCAAGGAGCAGGCGGAGGCTGCAGCGCTCCAACAGAGCCTGGATGCTCCGGAAGAGAGCCGTGGTGTTGACGATGGCACCGGTGCGCAGTATCCCGTTGCAGCAGGCTCCGCAGTGGCCGGAGGGGCTGAGAAGCCTTGGCAGCCTCGCATACAGAGTGCCAGGTCTGAAAGCCTTCCACACGCAAGCGCAGCTGAGCGAGAGGAAGTCAGGGGTATTGATGATGCAGAAACTGCTAAGCGCCTTGAGGCGCAGCGTCAGGCAGATCTGAAACGTGCCAGAGAGAACGTCGGGGAGGACTACAATGTAGACCCTACCGCCCAGCCAGGATCTCGTATGGCAATGTCAGGAGATCCCTACAGTGTTACCAATACGACACAAGGCTCCTCCCAGACAAGCCGCCCAGTAGACATAGAGCACCTCAGCAACCTGAAGCTCAACCAACTGGCTGAAGCAGACCTTCGAAAGAAGGAGCACAAGATCCTGGACAGGTATAGCCTGGCAGCAGAAGACCGCCTAGAGCATGAGATGCTCAACGAGGAGGAGGATTCTGCCGCAGCTGCCAAGATACAGGAGGAGCTGAACACCAGCTACAAGGCCGATCTAAAGGCCCTCGGGGTAGAGACCAAGAACCTCCCCGACATCGACCCAGGTCGCCTGTGGATCAACAATCCCCATGGCAAGGGTATGGCAGACTTTGGCGTAGCTATTGGAGCGTTCGTCAATGGATTTTCAGACGGGAAGGTCGCCAACATTGCACTGCAGATAGTCAACAAGCAGGTCGATGACGACATCTCTGCCCAGGTGCAGAACCTGAGAAAGATGCAAATGGGCATCGATACCCGTCGAACACTGCTCATGGACCAGCTGGCACTAGACAAGACCCATGCCCAGCAGAAGATTGCAGCAATGCGAAGGGCTACCACAGCCGACCGACTGTTTGGACTTAAGAAGTCTGCAGAACGGGAGCGACGTGAAATGCTTCCTGCCATTGCCGAGGCTGCCAGACTGGCCGGGGAGATGAAGCTCATTTCTGCAGAGCATGTGGAGAGGTTGGCTGGTCCGCTGGCACCAAAGACCAGGACGTGGTCAAGGACGACGAGGACCACGAAGGGCATCAGCCCACAGCAGCGAGCTGCGGCAGTGCTCAAGGTTCCTGAGATGAAGATCCGGGATGCACTGTCAAAGATGCCCACAGTGCGCAAGATGCTTGTGGCCCACCTAGAGGACTTTAAGCGGTCATCGTCTGGTCATGTAATTGGGTCAAAGCTCCCTAATACGATATCTGCCAGAATGAAAGCGCGTGCAGAAATCCTAGCAACCCACCTGCGAAACATGGTCGAAGTAGGTCCAATGACCCAGCACGATATCGAGCGATGGATGAAGGTCATCGTACCGAAGGTGTTCACGTCGAACGCTCAAATGACATCGCTGGTCTCTGGGTTAATGCAGGACTCGTTCGCCAATGAGCGAGCTGTCATTGACACCAACGCCCCCTATCGCGACATGTTGCCTGCTAAGCGTATGTACAACGTATCAAAAAAACGGTATGGCAAGTACCTTGGTGGAGGGAAAAGGTAGCCCATGGCCAAGGTCATCGTACGCGAAGGCAAGGTTCCTCTTGTAGACCCTATCTCAGGTGCGGTCACTCTTTATAGCAAAAAGGATGTCCCTGACATGCTGGCGGACGGGATGGTTCCCGAAACCGCGAAGGAGTATGCAGCCCGCACTGAAGCCATAGAGTACGACAGGCCAGTCGAGACGGCTTTGCGAACGGGAGCAAATGCAGCTCTCTTTGGGATCCCCAACCTATTGCTGCAGCACTACGCCAGCAAGGGGTATGACTGGCCACGGGAGCAGTTAAGAGAATCACGCAAACTGGTTGATGTGAGCCCCGCTGCGGCTGTAGTGGGCGAGGTCGGCGGTTTTGCTTCCGGCCTTGGACCAGGGTACATTGCCAAGCTCGCGCGAAAGGGAGCGTCTAAGTTCTCTGCCAAGGCGTCTGACAAGCTCCTGGCCGCGCAGGCCAAAGAGATCCTAACCAGAGAAGCTGTCGAGGAAGGCGCGGACCTTCTTGGCAAGAAGATGGCCAAGAGAGCTGCCAGGGATGCGGTGCCTGCAGCCCCCATACCCACCCCTCGTGAACCACTGACCTCCCAGGGAACCCTGGACCTGTTTGGTGGGGTGCAGTCGAGCATACCAAGACCCCTGAGCAGGTCTGATGGTCTTCTACAAGAAGTCATAATGAAGGGATCCCAGATAGGGGCTGACAGAACTGCACGAAGGGCTGGCCAAAAGGCAGCAGCCAAGATGGCCAAGCGAGATGAAGCCTGGGCTCGACAATTCGAGAACACAGGAAAGCCTAAGTGGGACACTCCGGACGCCCCGGAACGACCGCTCTCCCAGTCTGACCTTGCGTACTCCCAGGCCCATCCAGAGGTCACTGCACCGTCTGCCCAGATGGGGCTGCTACCCAAGGCCGGTCAGATCGACATGGGATTTGGTAGCCCCATTGCCCCCAGGCCATCTGCCGCTACGGACGATTTCGTAGAGGCTTTGGCAGCCAGGGCCGCCACGCCAGACAAGCCTGTGATGTACACTCCTCTGTCTGCCAGGCCGTCCCCTACCCGCATTCGGGCCGCCAAAGCGATTGACCCGCTTGTCCAGGGCCTAGGTGAGGGTGGAGTCCTTGGCAGTATGCACGCTTGGAACGACGTAACGCTGAACTGGGATTCCTATTCGGCAGAAGATGCTGTCAAGCATGTAGCCAGCGGAGCACTCATGGGTAGCGTTATGGGTGGGGCAGTGAACCTTGGGCTCCTGATACCCGGAGCAGGTATGAAGTGGGCCAAAGGCGTTACTGGAAAAATTGCAGGGATGGGGAAGAAAGGCTGGGTGAAGCTTCCGGGTCTTCAGTCGGTGCATACGGAGCCAGTAACCCTTGGGATGCTAAAGCGAGCCAGGGCTGACAAGGCCTACGCTGCAGACCTTAGTGCGAGGTTCCCGGAGTACAGCAAATCAATGAGGGAGTACTTTGGTAAAGGGGTCAAGAAACAGAAGAAGACTGGCCGCACTGACCTGAGCGACGACTTAACCGTCGGCAGGACGAAGGGTGACGAAGGATACCCTGGCGGATGGCACAGCCCAGAGGACTACGCAAAGATACCAGAGTCAACGCTGAAAAAGATACGCAGCTTAACTGAAGCCAAGATGGCAGACTACAAGGCCGCGCTGGAAGGCTACGGCATTAAGATAGGGCGCAATGAAAGCGTCAGGGAGATCCTGAGCAAGGCACGCTCTGGAAACATTCACGCAAAGGTCATCGCAGATCAAATAGCAGAGTTGAAGGGGCTCTCACAACCGTCCATCCTGGGCAACATTGTCAGTCGTGGCATTAGCTCAAAGATCGGATCTAGCCTGGGCGGGGCTCTTGCCGGTGGGCCTCTAGGTGCAATCCTTGGCTATGGCATGGCTGAGGAGGTCAAGCAGGCCATGAAGGCCTTGGTAGTGCCGAAGCTGTACCTGAAGCACGGTGTGAAAATGGCCGGAGAAAAAGCAGCAAAACATACCCTCCCCGGTCGAGAGTTTGCCCACCGCACTGCACGGGCTGCTGCAGTAACGCGCCTGAGCGCAATCGACGCGATGGAGATTTCATCATCACTTATGGGTATGGACCGAGAGTCCTTCATGAACAGGATAATCTCTAGCATCCCAGAGGGTCTCGATCCTAAGGTTCGGGAAAGCATCGTAGAGACGTATCAGCGCTCTGCTGACCTACTGCGGGAGAAGGCTCCAAAGGTTTCGCCCACTGCAGCATACCGGCCGAAGCGGGACGTGCCTACTACAGAATCCAGGAAGTTTGCGATGTACGCCAGAGCTATAGCAGAGCCTCGGGTTCTTATGTACGAGCTTCAGGACAAGAAGGTGCATCCAGAGACTGTTGAAGTATGGCAAAAGGTGTACCCAGAAGCATATAAGCAGATCGTCGGGATGCTGGAGGAGCTTGAGAAGGCTACGGCATCCTTTGGTATGCACTTCGACCTGCGTACAGGTACGGCGATCAAGACGGCCAAGGGTGAGCAGATGTTTACCAAGCCATTCATGACGAACATTCATAACACAAGTAAACAAGAGAAGCCTCAGCTAGGCGGGCTCAAGGGCGGCATCATTTCTGGCCAGCCACAAACCCAGCTACAAGGTTCAACACTCGCCTAGAGGATACAAGACATGGCAAAAATATTAGACGCAGTAGACACTTCGGCCGACCGCACCAGCAAGGTGGTGAACATCGCTCACTCCAGTGATGGTTCGGTTCAAATCATACTCACCAATGCTGACTCAGTAGCATCCATATACCTCCAGGGTTCCAACGATAATACCAACTGGACTAACCTGAGCTTCAAGGATGCAGCCGGGAGTACCCTAAGCTCCATCCCGGTATCCTCGGGTACCGACATCAACGACGTGATTACCACGGCTGGCATCGGTATGCAGTACATCCGGGTGTTCTACGATAGGACCTCAGGTGGTGCTTCGGATGAGCTGACGGTAATCGAGTTCCACAAAGCAACCACCCGATAAGGAGAATACCATGGCTCACTATTGGTTATCGGGCAATGGCCCGGATGGCGGAGGTGGCGGCGTGTCTGATCTTCAAGGCGCATATGATGGCGGTGAGAACGTGGCCGTTGTAAGCGGTACGCCGATCGATCTCAGCACGGACGGGATCGGCTACACGAATGTTCAAGGGTTGGTGTTATCAAAT